ATGCAGGTTCACCACAAGGAGGCCGTCTTCGCCTCGACCCCGAAATGCGCCCACATCGGATGGTACGGCTACCACCGGGAAAACTGCCCACGCCCCGCCGGCTCGCTCCAAGAGCGTTACGAGATCGTCAAAGCCGTTGCTGAGAACCCGGAGAAGATGAAAGCGTTCTCGCGTGGAGTCGTAGACGTGGACTCGGTCGAAGGAATCATGGTGTCACAATGAGCGAAGAAGTTAAGAATTCAAGCGAATCTGCTGAATCTAAGCAAGTTAAAAAAACTTGCAAAATCCCAGCGCCTAAGAAGATAGCGTTGATGGGGACGGCTCCGCACCCCGCCGGTCCCGGACGTCCGAAAGGTTCGCTGAACAAGTCGACGCGCGAGATCAGAGAACTCGCTCAGCAGTACGGCCCGGAGGCCATCTACACGCTGGTCAAGTTGATGCGGAAGAGCGATAACGAGCAGGTCGTCCACGCGGCGGCCAAGGAACTGCTCGTGCGCGGATATGGCAATGCCCTGACGATTTCCGGCCCGAACGACGGTCCTATTCCGGTGACATACGAAGGCATCAGTGTGGCGTTCGGTGCTTTGATCGGCGAAATCCTCGGCGAAGATGTGAAGAATTCCCGCATCACGGACTCCTCAGTAGTTCAATGAGCACAAATCCCCAAACGATCTGCGGGTATCCGAAGAATGTCGTCATACGTGCCTTTGAGAAGGCGAACGGCGATCAGAAAGAGCGCATGTTCCGCTTGATCGAAGGCTTAAAGATATGCCCGCGCCAGCAGATCAAGAGCATCACGGCGGAGGAGAAGCTGAAGCTGGAGACGAACCTGTCCCACTTCTGCCGCGAGGCGTGGAAGACGGTCTACCCTTTGACCAACCTGGTCTGGTCGTGGCACTACGACCTGATCTCCGAGTACCTGCAGTTGGTGAGGGCACGGCAGCTCCAGCGCGTGATTTTCAACGTCCCGCCGCGATCGCTGAAGACCTGGCAGATCAGCGTGTTCTTTCCGGTGTGGTGCTGGATCACCGACCCGGCCCACAGCTTCCTTTGCGGGAGCTATTCGCACGACCTGTCGACCGAGCACTCGATCCTGAGGCGCAACCTGATAACCGGGCAGTGGTTCCAGGGACTCTGGGGGGATAGGTTCCAGCTCTCGCAGGACAGGAACTTGACGACCCAGTTCTCGAACACGAAGGGCGGGCAGATGATCGCCACCTCGACCGGCTCAGGCGCAGAGGGCCGCGGAGGAGACACGGCGATCCTCGACGACCCGATGTCGTCGAAGCAGGCGCTCTCCGACGTGGAGCGGAACTCGGCGAACGAGTGGGTGACGACCACGCTGCTCCAGCGCCTGAACAACCCGCGCACGGGCGCGATCATCCTGATCATGCAGCGGCTCCACGAGATGGACACGACCGGGTACGTGATGGCAAAGAACCCCGGCGAGTGGACGCAGGTCGTGATCCCGCTCGAACAGGAGGACCGCAAGGAGTTCACCTTCCCGGTCTCGAAGAAGGTCAAAGTCCGCGAGAAGGGAGACGTGTTGCAGCCGGAGCGATTCACGGCGAAAGTCGTCGAGCAAAAGAAGACGAACCGCCTCGTCTACGCCGGCCAGTATCAGCAGCGCCCGGCCCCGCTCGAAGGCAACCTGATCAAGCGCAGCGAAGTGCGCTACCACTCGGGGGTCGACCCCGTCTCGCGCGCGGAAGATGAGAAACTCCCGGAGATGCGGAAGTTCAGCCGCGTCCTGATCAGCGTCGATGCTAACTTCAAGGACCCAGAAGAGTGGAGGCGGAAGAATCCTTCCGGGGATGTGGACGAGCTTTCCTACGTGGCCATCGCCGTGATCGGAGTCCACGGACGCAAGCGTATGATCCTTGACTTGGTGAACGAGCACCTGGACATCGCTGCTACGGAGGCGGCGATCTTGAGGAAGCGCGAGCAGTGGCGCGCTATGAGCACGCTCGTGGAAGGCAAGGCGAACGGACCGGCGATCATCCAGCGGCTGAAGAATCAAATCCCCGGCGTCATCGAGATAGAGCCCGAAGGCTCGAAGATCGCGCGTATGTTCGCGGCAGCTCCGGAGTGGCAGGCCGGAGACTGGTATGTCGACCGCAACGCGGCGTGGGCGGAGCCTTTCGTCCAGCAGATAATCATGTTCCCGACGGCGTCGCACGACGACATGGCCGACGCGATGACTCAGGCAGCGATCTGGCTGCAGAAGAATTCGGGCGTAGAAGTTTGGGGGAGGCTTTAGTGGAACATGAACATTTAACTCCTAGGCAAATGGTGATTTTTTTGCTCGGGCAATTTGCCGAAAAATATGTTTCCGCCCCTGCGAACAGCGAAGGGCGGGGCAAGTTTCACCGTATTTATGCACTTCAACTCAAGGTGGCGTTCGCGGGGAAATGAAATCGACTTGGGAATGCGTCGCGTGTTCTCACGCCGCCCGCGAGGCCGAGCAGCAGGCGATGAAGGCGAACGCCATCGCGTTTGCGAAGATGATCACCGAGAAGACCGTGATCCACGCGGACAGTTCCAGCAAGTCTCGCCAGCTCTTCTGCGCGCGGTGCCTCGCGTACACGACGCACTACGAGGTCGAAGAAGTGAAGGCGAAAGCCTTGGTCGAAGGGAATCTCGGAGCATGGTCGAGGTTGTAACTTATGACCCGCAAAGTCTCGATAAAATCCGCGATCCGGCAGGCGGCGAAGGCTGAAGGCAAGTTCGCGATGGACCGCAAGACGCGCGACTCGCTCCAGAACTTCGCCTTGAACCTCGGGCTGGGGACCGATAACGCGTCCTCTCAGACGGGTTATGGTTTCAACCCGATCTCGCGCATCCGCATCCTGCTCGAATGGATGTACCGCGGCTCGTGGCTCGCGGGGATGGCCGTCAACGTCGTGGCGGACGACATGACGCGCGCAGGCGTCGACCTGCTCGGCGACCTCGACCCGGACGACATCAAGCACCTGGAGCGTGCCGCGGTCACGTGGCAGATTTGGCCGAAGATCAACCAGACGATCAAGTGGTCGCGCCTCTACGGCGGAGCGATCGGCGTCCCGCTCATCGACGGGCAGGACATGTCCTCGCCGCTCCGGATCGAGTCCATCGGCAAGAACCAGTTCAAGGGCATCCACGTCTTCGACCGCTGGCAGTTGAGCCCGTCGCTGAACGATCTCGTGTCGGACCTCGGACCCTCGATGGGCCTCCCGAAGTATTACGAGGTCATCGGGGACGCCGCGGCTCTCCGGGGGAAGAGAATTCACTACTCGCGGTGCCTGCGCCTGATCGGGGTCGAACTGCCCTACTACCAGTCGATGATGGAGAACCTCTGGGGCATATCGGTCCTGGAACGGTTGAACGACCGCCTGATCGCGTTCGACTCGGCGACGACCGGAGTGGCTCAGTTGATCTACCGCGCCTACCTGCGCGTGCTGAAGATCGAGAACATGCGCGAGATCATCGCCGCCGGAGGACAAGCGGAAGCCAACCTGTACGCCTGGGTGAACGCCATGCGGCGCTTCCAATCGATCGAGGGGATCACGATGATCGACGCGAAGGACGACGCGATCACGATGACGCCTCCGTCGTTCTCCGGGCTGGCCGAGGCCCTGATCCAGCTCGGGCAGCAGTGCGGCGGCGCGCTGCAGATGCCGATGACGAAGCTCTTCGCGCAGTCTCCCGTGGGCATGAACGCGACCGGGGAGTCGGACGAGCGCATGTACTACGACGGTCTGGCGCAGCAGCAGGAGCGCGATCTGCGCATCCCGGTGACGAACGTCTACCACATGCTGGCGAAGTCGGAGGGGATCAACCTCCCGGAGGGATTCTCGATCACGTTCCGCAGCATGCGCTCGCTGAGCGAGAAAGAGAAGGCGGAGATCAACACGACGACGACGAACGCTGTCGCGCAGATGGCCAACCTCGGGTTCCCCTCGCCTCGCGTCTTGGCTATGGAACTGAGCCAGGCGTCGAAGCTGACGGGCATGTGGACGAACATCACGCAGGAAGTAATTGATTCACTGCCTGACGATGCCGAAGTGAACATCAACCGCGAGATGCTCTCGCAGCAGCAGAAGATGCAGCAGGAGTCGCATGAGCGCGAGGGCGAGTCGCACGAACTCGACATGGAAGCGAGCGCGGCGCAGAGCGGTAACAAAATTAACGGGAAGGCCAAGCAAGCATGAACTATTTCGCCAGGGAACTGTTGGGCGAGCACCAGTCGCTGACCTCGGAAGGCTACCTGATCTGCAAGGACGTGCCCATAGCGCGGACGGGCGAGATGATCTACGGGCCGGGAGAATTGTACGACGAGAAGTATGGGATGATCCCGGTCGGGCCGGACGGCATGATCGTCGCCCACCGCTCGGTGGAAGATGTTTTCACGCAGGAGACGATGGACAGCTTCAACCTGAAGCCCATCGTCTACACGCATCCCGAAGAGGATGTGACGGCCGAGAACTGGAAGGAGTACATGGTCGGCTCGGTCTCGAACGTCAGGCGCGGCCAAGCTCCGCAGGACGACCTTATGCTGGCCGACTTCTGCATCATGGCTCCCGAGATCATCGAGCGGGTGCGGACGCTTCCGCCAAGCGAAGATCAGAGCGACCGCCTGCGGGAAGTCTCTTGTGGTTATTCTGCCTCATACGACCAGCTGGAAATGCCTGGCCACGTGAGGCAATACAACATCCGGGGAAACCACGTCGCGCTCGTGGAAAGCGGACGCTGCGGACCGCGCTGCGCGATCGGCGACTCCAGAACCGTACGACAGGAGGAGGTAAGCAACATGTCTTGGCTAGACAAAGTCAAAGCTGCATTCAAAGCCAAGGACGAAGCGGCGCTTGACGCTGCTCTGGCCGAGGCTCCAAAAGATGCACCGCTGACGCTGACGAAAGACCAACTCTCGACGATCGCCGCCTTGGTGCGGACGGCGGACGACGACAAACGCAAGCAGCACGACGATGACGACGACGACTGCGACTGCGCCATGTGCAAGAAGCACGCGACGACAGACGCGGCCATCAAGGACTTGAAGAAGTCGGTTGACGACATCGGCACGCGCGTCAAGAAGATCGAGGACGACAAGAAGGACGACGCCGAGAAAGAGGACAAGGAGATCGAGGGGGAACTCGAAGAAGAGGCTCCTCCGGGATCGGGCGACAAGGCGAAGAAGGCGAAAGACTCTTCGTATCTCGCCGACGCCTGGCAGGAGTCGCTCTCGCTCGCCGAGGCGATCGCTCCGGGCGTGACGCTGCCGACGCTTGACGCGAAGGCGGTGCCGGCGCAGACGCTTCAGCGGATGTGCGCTTTCCGGCGCACGGCTCTGGAACTCGGCTCGGCCCGACCCGAGCTGCGCTCGTTCATCGACGCGCTGCGCGGGGGGAGAGAAGTCAAGGACCTGACGTGCGACCAGTTGCGCCCGATCTTCAAGGCGACGGGGCAGCACGCCATGGGTCTCAACAACCGGAGCGAGGAACAGCGCCGGGCGAACAACAACGAAGCTCAGCCGAAGCCGAAGCTCACCTTGGCGAAGCTGAACGAAATCAACCGCGAATTCTACGCGCAAAAGTGAAGGGAGAAACACGACCATGAGATGGAAGGAATTCAAAGAGCTGCTCGCTTCGGGCGACCACTGGTATTCACCGGAAGTCCTCGAACAGTCGCCGCTGGACTTGAAACGCTATGCGACGGCCGCGCGTGATTTCCGGTTTCACCACAAGGGACGCCCGCTCGGAAACTTCAAGACGCGGGACAACACGTCGACGGCGATCCTGTACCAGATGCCCTCCGGGGCACCAGGGACGGTGACCCGCTTGCATCCGGATTCGATCTGGCCTTGTTTGATCGACGGCAACGCACCTCCGCTCTACTACGGCGAGGGCGTGCTGGTCGACCCGACGACTCAGGGAGTTCGTCCGCTGGTGTCTGGCGATTCGGCGGCTACGGAAATCTACGGCATCACCGTCCGTCCGTACCCGCTGCAGCAGACGAGCGGGAACCTGACGGCCTCGGCGGGGAGCGCGACGCCTCCGGCGTTCGGAGTCATCGACGTGCTCCGCATCGGCGGCATCCTGATTCAGTTCAACAATTCAGGGTCGGCTCCGGTGAAAAACGGCCAGCCGTACATCTGGGTCGCGGCGACCTCGGCTCCGCACACGCAGGGCTTGTGGGAGACGGCGGTCGGGAGTCCGACGAGCAACACGGCGACGATTGGCGTTCCCCCGCGCGTTGGCTATCAGGGCGGATGGGATGCGAACTATGTCGGCGAGATCAACTACCACGCCTAAAGGAGAGCAGACAGAACATGAAACCACACATCTATGAGTGCAAAACGCGCGACCAGATGATGACGTTCGACGCCGCGTCCGTCGCCGCCTTGGCGGCGCACGGCATCGTGGCGAGCGGATACGATCATCCCGGCCTCCCGTTGATGAGCGACAACGGCAGACGGATCGCGTTCAAGACGCACGATGGGAAGACCGTGGATTCCACGGGCGCTTTCCTCGTCGGCGAGCTTGAACGACTCGACCAAACGCTCCACAAACCGCTGGTGGCCGTGAGTTGGCAGCGCGACGTCGACCTCAGGGAAGACGTGACGATCGCCGACGACTATTCGAGCTTCACGAAGTCGATCTTCGGATCGGTCGGCGGGCTCGGAACCGGCCAGGGCATCGGAACCAAGAAGGGCTTCATCGCGAAGAACACCACGCAGATTCCCGGCGTGTCGGTCGACATCGCGAAGATTCCCCAGCCGCTCATCCTCTGGGCACGCGAAGTCGCCTACACGATTCCGGAACTAGAGTCGGCGGCGAAGGTCGGGCGTCCGATCGACGAGCAGAAGCTCGAAGCTCTCCGGTTGGATCACCAACTGGCGATCGACGAGATGGTCTACATCGGAGACTCGACGGTCCAGGTCTCGGCCGGTCAGGTCGCGACAGGGCTCGTCAACTCTCCGCTCGTCACCCCGGTGAATGTCTCGAACGCGAGCGGGAACACGACTTGGGCTTCGAAGGCCCTGGCCGGCTCTTACGATGCGATCACCGGAGACGTGAACACGCTGATCTCTGGGGTGTGGGCGGCTTCAGGCTATGCCATGATTCCGGGGCGGGTCTTGTTGCCTCCGGCCGACTACAGTTTGGTCAGCGAGCAGAAGGTATCGACCGCTGGCAACGTTTCGATCCTGAAGTACATCCAGGAGAACAACGTTTACACTCGCTCGACCGGGCGTCCTCTAGAAGTCTTCCCCCTGAAGTGGTTGAACGGAGCTGGGGCGAGCGGAACGATCGGCACGGGCGGGGCTGGGCACGACCGCATGGTCGCGTACACGAAGGCGTACGACCGCGTGCGCTATCCGATGACGCTGCTCCAGAGGACGCCGCTACAGTACGACGCGATCTGGCACAAAACGTCGTACTTCTGCAAACTCGGCTGCCTCGAACTGGTGTATCCGGAAACCGTCGGGTACATGGATGGCTTGAGTTGATGGACTAACCTACCGCTCATTTTTCAAGAAAAGGAGAACCGCTCATGCAAAACACAGCGACGAAAGAAGCTCCTCGACCGCTGGTCGAGAGGAGCCCGATGAACGAGAAGCTGACACCTGACAACTTCCTCGCTGGCAAGACGGAGACGATGATCTTTCCGAAGACGGTAAAGCTCCAACTCGACGACGGTGCTGGGTTCGTGACGTTCTTTCCCGGAACGCAAGAAGTTCCTAAAGAACTCGTCAATCACTGGTGGCTGAAGGCGAACGGGGTCGCACCCTACAACAAATCGAGGATCGTGATCCGCGCGCCCGGCGACCCTGCGGACCGGAACCGGATCGAACAGATGACCGAACGTGAACTCGCCTA